TATATCCCTATCTCATTATCTTTCTGAGCAGTTGCGTTACTAGAATGAGAGTGAAGTTTCATATCTGTCCCAGACTTCTTATAGAACATAAAGCCACTATAAGTACTCTTAGGAGCAGCAGTAGAACTAGCAAGTAATCCAGCACCCCATGCATCTGTTATCCCAGCAATAAGCCCTAGCTTATTTGTTTCCTTTTCAACACCCTTAATCCTAACCTCAAACCATATAGGTCTTCCTTCTGCAAAGGTAAATATCTTGGGAGTATAATAGAAGGATTCATGGTTAGATGTTGCAGAATTTGCAACCTTTAAAACTCCACCATCTATATCTTCTATAGTTACTGTAGGGGTTCCTGTGTTTTCCTTTTTAAACCTATCTACAGCATCTGCATCTGTGAAGTTATTAAAGACATATGTTATATCTGCAGGGTCTGCTAATCCTAAGTTAGGAACACCACATAGAGCAGACTCTCCAAAAGGAAAGGCATTGGAGATTAAGTCCCAGAGGCGACCTCTTACCCAGCTTTCAGAAATTCCTTCTTTAAATTCAGCAATCTTCGCCATATTATCTCCTTAAAAGTTATAGGGAGGGTATGTCCCTCCCATTAATTATTGAATGTTAGTAGCAGAACTTATTAAATTAACACCAAACATACTATTAAGAGGGGTAGCAACAAAGAAGATTCTCCAAGAAACCAGGCTAAATGCGTTAGTAGCATTAGAGGTATCCTGAGAGCCAGATACTTTGATGATAACCTTATCTTTTACGCCATCGATTCTTGTTCCAGCAATAGCATGCTTTCCGAAGATTGGAGTATGTCTAATAGTTCCAGAAATATCATATCTTCCAAAGCCTCTATCTTGAGTGCTTTCATGGGCAGTTCCATCAGTAACGAGTTCGGTATATGGCTCAGTATCCTCAAACCATCTTACTCCACCCCACTCTCCAACTTCCCCATTTCTGAGGTTCTGAGGAGTAGCATAGGTATTGGCATTTCTCCAGCTCGAATCATTTCTGAAGTCGTACTGAACAAATGGGTCTAAGATACCAGCAAAATACTTTCCATCATACTTAGGAGCGTTTTGGAACTTTAAGAAAGCCACAGCTCTTTCTACTGCTTCACAGGTTACCACATTAGTAGCATCAAGACCAGTAGAAACTGCGATTCTAAACTTATCTCCTTCTTCAGGAGCGTCCATAAGAGCTGGTGAAAAGGTAACAATATCTCCAGTAGAACTGAATCCAGTTACCAGATGAGCAGAACCCTTATTTCTTCCCGAAGTAAACACGATAACTCCATCACACCAGAAGTGGTCAGCCTCTGTTAATTCAGCAGCAGAAACCTGGTTCACAGTAGCAGTAGCTCCAACAGTACCAGTCTTTGCATAAGTTGAAGAGTTATCAACTCTCATAGGATAGAATCCAGTAGCCATAGCCCTTCTATAGAGCCTATTAACACTTCTTCCCATATTCTCACCCTGCAGCATAACAGCAGAGTTTGCTACATCATCGTAGGCAGTCAGCTTAACTAAGTCAGTAAGTCTTACAGAGTTAGCATACTTTGAGACAGTTTTCTCAAAGTTGAAAGCCTGCAATGGGACATAATCAGGGTTTTCTCCTTCAGGAGTAGGAGTTTCTACAATATCCAATGGGATATATCTAGTAAAGTTTACAGTTTTTCCTTCTCTTTGTGGAATATCCCTAGACTTATCTGCCAGCTGGTCAATAACCATAGATGGGGTAGCATAATACAATAGGGCTTTGTCATAGTAGACCTTCATTAATTGAGTTAATGAACTAGTTGATGTTGCAACGCCTGTAGGCATTTTTAAATTTCTCCTTGGGTTTTAATGAATTTCCCCTTAGATACTATTCTCCACTCTCTGCAGCACTCCTGGCAATTACATATTCCTGGAATTGATGGAAATCCATCTCCTCTGGTTTGAGTGAAGTCCCCTTAGTAGACAAAGCAGACCCTTGTGGGTGTACAAATGCCCTTCTTCTTGAAGCATCGGTGTCTGCCTTTTCCCTAGCCTCTTTAAGTTCTTCTTCTATTCTCTTCCGTTCCTCTGGAAAATGTTTTCTAAAAACAGTATTGTAAGCCTCCTCAAAAGCTCTAGAACCAAATCTGTCAAAGAGAATTCTTCTTCCATGCTCGTCTTTTTGGTCAAGAACCTGGTGAATTTCCTTTTCGTACTTTTCATAAGGAATAATACTGTCCTTTGTCTCTGCTTTAAGCCTATTAACAACTTCGTCATTATTTTGTTTAGCCATTCTCCTTAATACAGGATTAAGAGCCTCTCGGATTACAGGAAGGATAGCTTTCTTAGGATTCTGAGTAAATTCATCTAAGAACTTATCAGCTTCCTCTTTCTCCATGTTGTCTACATACTCTGCAAGAAATTCATCAGAGGTTACATCTACAGAGTATTTATCCCTCTCCTGAACTTCTTTTTCCATAGCTTCCTTGTATTTCCGAAGTTCTCCTATTTCTTTTCCCTGTCTAGATTGCAAAGTTCTCAAATTCTGGTACATCTTGGCAATTTCAGCAGCACTTTTCCCCTTGAGGTCATCTGGTATATCATCTGTTTGCTCTACGGAGTCAACTGTTTCTGTCTCTATCTCAGGTTGTTCTAGTTGAACACTAGAGTCCTCAGACATCTCCATAACAGTTTTTCTGAGTTCTTCAAAGCTAGGGTCGTTGCCGATTCCTTGCTCCTGGTTAGCCTCAGATGTTTGTCCTTCTTCAGGGACATCTGTTTGGTTATTAACCATGTCGTTGGTTGGCATACTTAAAATCTCCTTTTATTTCTTTTTCTTAATTAATTTAAATTCATAATCAGCAGTCTCGCCTGCCTGTAACAAATTATCAACAATCTCATTTATTAGCCCATAGGCTTTTATAAGAGCCTGGCTTGATAATATATCGGTATACTTAGAACTTCTTAGAAGATTCTCTAATTCTATAGTTTTTAAGATATCTAATTCTTCCTGGAGAATCTTCCAGCCTCTTGATTCAATAAGATTCTTTATATCTGCAGCCCTCTGCATAGTATTCTGATAAGAATCCTCAGTTTCTCCCATAACTAACCCCCCTTTCTTTTATATCCCCTGTTTTACCATATCAGCTATTCCTGGTTGACCTCCCCTTCCAGCTTGAGTAGCCTGAGGAAGCCCAGCAGGGGAGACTGGACTCCCTTCAGGCGATTGGGCAGAGGGGAGACTGCCCTGAGGAGTTCCCGCAGCCAGTCCTTGCTCCGCTAAACGCTTTTGCCTTAAAGAAGGCAGCAAGTCTTCAAGATTTTTAAAGCCAGATAGTTCAGCTATCCTCTTTATAATCTCTGCTACATCGGCTTTGGGAATTGGGATAGGTTCTCCATTGGCATCTAACATAGGATTACCCATATCGTCAATAGCAGGAGTGGTAGCCTTTAAGGTTACCTCTAAAAATCTTATAAGTTTCTCTGTTTCTACCTGTTTTTCTGCAAAAACAGAGACTCCTTTTGCCATAAAGGTTGGTCTTTCCTTTAAAGCTATATCTTTTCTGTTTATTTTATTACTTTTTCTATCCCTTGCCCACTGTTCAGCTTTTTCTTTGCCTAATATTTGGTAAGCAGGAGCTTCTTCAAGGAATTGTTCGTATAATTCCAACATAATCTCCAACATTTGCTCAAAAGCAGGCTCAAAAGAGTGTTTAACATCATGTTTTATAGGTTCTGAGGCGTTTGCCTGAACCATCTGAGTGGCTCCTAATGTCTCTGGAAGCCCCTCTCTGCTAACTACAGGAGATATAACAGGTACTGCCTGAGTATTCTTCTGTATTTCCTCCTTTAATATCCCAATCAGGCTCATTAGAGGAGATAAAGCAGCAGCTTGAGGAGAAGTATCAAAAACTACCATAGCATGAGAAACATTATCAACTCCAGGATTTGTAGTGAAAACCTTTCCAGGATAGGTCATAATAGTTCCTGTTGCTCCAGAAACCTTTCCAGGGTTGACAATAGACATAGGATTTGATACAATATTAACACAATCTGTTAATTTATTATGAGCATTGGTTAATTCCTGAGCCATAGCCTCTATATCTTCTGCAGTTCCTGTACCTATCATCTCATTAGGCAACCTGTCTTTTGAAGCTTCTATGAACTTTACTGAGGTTTTATAGGGGTTTACATCTCTTCTTATGATTGTATGTCTGTTTGCCAATGTTATTATGGCATCTACATACTCATCTTCATAAGGATTAACCTGAGCAATATCAAAGTAATCTCCCTCCATAAGAGATTTTGGGACTTCTCCATGATATTCCAATAACTCTACTCTATTATCTACCTTACCCTGTGGAATATCTGAGATTGCTGTAGGATATAAAGATTCAGGTTGTGAACTATCCTTTAATTCCACTATGTTCTCATAGATTCCTTGATTCTCTAAATCTCTTAGTCTTGATATAAATACATTTCTGGTTTGTAATATGACCCAGCTATCATTAATACTGATAGAACCAGGGTCTGGAAAAACACTGAATATATCCAATGTCTCAAACTCTGGAGAGTGATATTTCAATCTTCCTCTAACATCGTGTTCATCTTTCCAGAAAACTCTTCCCACTGTATAACCATACAGCTCCCTCTGCTTCATAAAATCTTCCATTTGACCATAGAGACCTCCCCTTCTCTTTCCCATGTTTCTGAGTCCATAAATGAGAAGGTTCTTTATGTAGAACATCTTGTGTTCATCTTCTTTACATCCAGGCTCTATATCAAATGATTCATACCCCTGAGAGAATAATATATTTAAAAATAAAGGAATCTTTATCCTTATTGCCTCTTTGAGTGATGGAATAACATAATCTGCCTGCCAGAACTGCTTCCTAGTAGTTCTGGTGCCTCTATACTGGTCATAATATCTCCTCATAGCATCATGTCTTTCTCTAATATTATCGGCAGAATAAGCCCATTGGTCTAAGACAAATGCCTTTAAGACATCTTTGACCAATAATTCTTTCTTTGATTCTTCCATATTTTCTCCTTACATACCACTATATCTATTAGAATATTGAGAAACATATTCTAATTCTCTTTCATATTCCTCTTCATCGTACTGTCCAAGAACATAAGGACTCTTCTCTGCAACCCCTAAATATCTCCAGGCATCTGCAGCGTGGTCATTTCCATCTTTCTTAGGAGTAGAAGTATAGCAGTTCATAGTTTTACTCCACACCTTGGAGTAGTTTTCTAAGTGTACTAAGAGTTTATGAGTCTTTTCCTCATCAAAATAACACCTACTGAAAAGAGACCTTCCTGCCTGGATACCGTCCTGAATAGACAGCTTTGGAACAACCTGAAAGTTTATTCCATATTCTCTGGCTACCTCAATAGTAGGTTTCCCTTCTGATACCCACTGTCTTGCCTTTAAATCATGACCTCCATAGTGGTTACCATAAACATATCCTTTTTGATTAAGTATGTCGGCATAATGTTGAACTCCTTCTCCCATATTCTGATAGAAGTCAACAATATGGTATCTGGTAGGATAGACCTGATAGAAAATAATTGAAGTAAAATCAGTAACACCTATATCCCATGCAGTGTGAACAGGTTTAGCAGAATCTATAGGAACTTTAGTTATTCTTTCTTCATCTCTAAGCTTCTGGATTTCTCTTCCGTAATAAGAGCCCTCTATTCCCATCTCAAAAGAACAATAGTATTCTTGAGCTATTAGTTCTTCTGACATTCCTTCTTTTCTCTCTTCTTCCATGTCCTGTTCTGTAAGAACTCCTGTAGCAGTTATAGGAAGTATCTGAGAGAACCAGGTATTTGGGTTTAATTTTGCTACATTATAATGAAGAGTGTAACCGTGGTTTCTTCCTCTGGGGGTATATATGAAGATTGCTCTTCCTTTATTCTCTCTAAGAATAGGTCTTATATATTCCCAGGCTAAGGGGTTCTGTAGAGCATACTCAGAAAATATACACCATATTGGGTTAGTACCCATGATAGAATTTCCACACCATACTTCACAACCATTTCTTCTTACTTTTATAACATGACTTGGAACTTCTACACAATACACTTTTCCATCATAGAACTCTTTACTTATATAGGATTCTCCAGTTTTACAGAAATATTTATATTTACCTTTTCTTATATAAAGTTCATAAAGAGTTTTTTTAGAGTTTATTTTTCTACCATCTATTGTGCCACCATCGTTATCTTTTATCTTTATATTTCCAGATAATCCTAACTTAATAACGAGTTCCTGAAAGTCATCTACTAATCTTTTAGAAGTGGTATAATAGATTTCATGCCCATCTTTTTGAACATGCCCATCTCCCTTAATAAGCCAGTCTTTTAATATTGTTAAGTATTTTGGAGATAGTTCTAATAGATTTCTTGGTATATATTTCTCATCACATTTACCAAATCTTACACAAAAATTATATAAATCTTTATTTTCAATATTGAAGTTCTTACCATCATAGTGATAATTAAGATTCATTCTTTCTAAGAGTGCTTTAATTTCTTCTACAATCTCTGGATTTGCTTTATTTGATTGAGAAATTATGGTTCTGTATGCTTTGTGGTTTTTAAAAGTGCTTCCCTCTGATAAAAAGATTCCTATAAAAGCACACCAATCAGACATCTTAAATTTTAGATTTCCTAAAATAAACTTATCAGTGCTTTTCCCCTTCCACTTGCAAGTAGCTGGTATCATATCGTTATAGATATTTATATCTCTGATTTCTCTAAATTTATAAACACCTTTTCTTGATTTTACAAAGAATTTATGGTTAGGAGTTGTTAGAATATCTACTGATTTACTCTTAACTCTATACATATCTCCTTTATAACCATACTCTACTTTAGATGTTATATTCTCATAAACAAGCTCACCATCTTTGAGTGTTGCTACAACCTCATTATCAGAAATATCTTTAAATTTCTTCCAGCCTTCTTTAGTCAGAATTTCTGTAAGTTCATCATAACAATCATAGTTGTCTGTTCCCACTATCTGAAACAAAGAACCATTTTTGAGCCTTATCTTCATCTCATCATTCCATGTAGCAGCCCTAAGCTCTTCTGGAATAAAATCTATGAATCTTATACCATCTCTGGTAGCTCCGTCCCAGATAACCTTTTTCCCTTGAGCAAAAGTAGGAAAGAAATAATAATAAGTTCCTACTCCTCCATAACCTGTTTTGTTATCTGTATCTGCCATAGCCATTGCAGTGGCATTGATAACAGTTAAGTCCTTCCCAGCCCTCCTATGCCATACTAAATCAAATCTCTTATAGCCTTCCTGAAGAGCATTGAAAAAGGGAACCTGATAAGGTCTTGGTTTATATTTATATGGTAGTATTATTGGTTTTGGACTCATATTAAGGTACTAAAAAATCCTTATTAGAAAGACCAGACTCCATTAAGAGTTTTCTGGCGACTACATCTATTTTACTCTGTTCTATAAAATGATTATATAATTCTAACCTATCTAAGAGAGATATTGAGGCAAACCAGTAGGCTAATTGGTCTTGTAAATCTATCATCTATTCTATTTACCTTTCATCTTTTGAAATACTGAATTAACTACTTTCCACTTGGTTTTCCCTTTATACTTGTTTCCTACAGCCTTCTTGGCTTTCTTCCACTTCTTTTCATCTGCTTTGGTTTTAACGACTCCTTTAGGCATCTTTTTCCTCCTGAGTGTGTTTTTCAGCCTTTTCAGGCATCGTTTTCTTCTTCATTCCCTGTAATTTCATCTATAATAACATCAGTAACAACATCTCTGGTATTATCCTCCAACATCTGATTGGCATCTGCAGTTAAAAACTTGGTAATAAATACATTAAAAGGATTCCCAGTATTTCTAATATCTTTAATAGTTATGTCAGGAACGAACTTCTTTAAGAGTGCTATTAATACTGTATCATTTTTAAAAGCTCTATCGATAAAGTGTTCCAGGAGCTTCTTTTTCCTTCGTTTTTCTACA